CAAGGTTCAAATCGCGAAGTGTCAGCGGGAGACCGAAAATCTTTCGTACCACACTTTGTCAAAGATTTGTCGCGAGAACTGGAGTCGAGAGCCATTGTACCTCGCAGACGGGGACAGGACTTGTTGCTCGGGACCATGGTGCGCATGACAGACGTGGACTACTACGTCGACATGAACGCACTATTGCGCCGTGGACCAACCATCTTTCTCAACACAATTGTCCCAGAACAAGTTGCTGAGAAAAATCCGGAATTTGGTTACGCTTATTTCTTCAACGAGAAGAACCAGCTGGTGTACTATGCAGACAACACAAGCACGCCGTACGTCCACGAGCTTTGGAACTACGGGGTTGATTCAGTCGCAGTTCACACCTGGTTTGGGACTATCGTGTATGGAATTGAGCACCACGCAACTCCTGATCCGATTCGACGTTTGATCGTTATGTATCCACAACGATACGTCGTCGGACCGTGGTTTTGGGATAAACCCGAGGGATTGAAACGACAGGTCGTGTCGATTTCACCACAAATAAATGCGATCCACTCACCACTTCGCGGAACTTACTCACTGGGTTTCCCGAACACGACCACACAGTTCGTTGTACCGGCTGAAACAGTGCATGCACTAAGTGCGAACCAAACCTTGATCTCGGACGGAAAGAAAGCCGTCGCGGGACCAACACGTGTTCATACTGTCACGTCGTTGTTTGCTAGTCAAGGGATCAAATCACCTGAGTTAACTCCCATGGCGATAGCTGCTACCGCTTTCATACAAGCCAATCTCGCGGCCCAACCAGTGTCCACATCGACTGTTGCTGTAAAACCAGCGATGGCTGCCGTGTACGAAGTGTTCGGGCCCGACCCATTTCCTGCCGACGCAAAGTGGCAGGTCGCAGCATCACGCGCTATGGTCCCAGGAGCAGGAGCTCCTGTCAACTCATACAACAACGATCTCGCTTGCTTTCGTGGGAGAATCAAACTCCAGCGAAACCACGTCAAGGACTGGCCTCGTAGCCACGACGTCGCGCTCAAGCACTTCCTCGACAG